CATTCTTGCCCTTGCTCCACTTTCATCACATAGATATTCATTATCTTTTGCTAAAAAATAATAACTTCTATTTTCTCCATACAATTCTTTTATTAATTCATATTCATTCCAAGAATAAATATGAACATCAATCTCATTATGTGGTTCTACTATTCGCTTGTTATCTCTCCAAACTTTCCACTGTTTAGAGATAACTTTTTTATTAGACCATTTAATTTTATCCATAATTTTTGACCCTCCAAGGTCAGTTAATTACCAATAACAGACAGCACTCGCTATCTGTTTTCATAGCATCTCAGCTAATCTTCAGTTGGCTTAAAAAGTGTTTTTATCCCATTCAGGATTAACATTTTTTTCATCCCAATCCATATCCAATTGATTCAATAAGAATATTGTTGGCAAATAATCGTCATGTTGATTACCCCAATCTTCCTCATAGGTTTCCAATTTTCTTTTGTATATGTCTAATGCTTTCCATAAAATCAGACTTGTATCTTCATTTACAGTTAGCTGTTTAGTCATAATTACCTTTGGCGTTTTCATACCAATTTGTTTATTTTCTTTTTGCATAATTTTTGACCCTCCAAGGTCATGTTTAATTACCAAGATTCCCTCGAAAGGGTCAGGGCATTACTGCTACCTGTTTTAAAATTTCGACTGGATTCTCGCCAGTCATCATCAGTTGGTTTACCCTGTATTTTTTATAGGGTCATCAAGGAAAACATCTCCATGCACAGAACGAATAACATAATTAAGATTTTCGTTTATCGTTATTTGTCTATCGTTAATGAATAAGATTTGATTTCCCTTGATCTGTTTAAGATAAACAGAATCAGATGCAAAAACATAGGAAAAAATAGCGTTTAATCTCTCCCTTGTTGTGACTGTATCCCACCCACACATTGAAAAACATAAGTGAATATTGTTACTTAAATTTTCGCTAGGATGATTGTTCTCGAACCATGCAATTTTATTGTCATGCAAGAAAACCCCTTGCTGTTTTTTGCTCGACCATTCTGATATTGGTCGAATTCTAGTATTGCCCATTATTTTATTTACATTTTCAGTAAATGCTTCAGCAATTTCTTTTGATACTTTTCTCATAAGTTAAACCTCCAAGGTTTTGTTTCTTGAACCCCAAAATAGGATTCTCTTCAGCCTGTTAATTCAGGGACAGTTGGAGGACTGCCTAGGACATACTGCAGTAGCAAGTATCGGTGTATCGTGAACGCCTAAGTAGTTTCCATTTCACTACATCTCAGGGAACGCTTTTTGTTTTGATGCTTCTCTTTATCATCGAGGGTAAATCTAGAGACCCTCAGCTAAGTTAGTATCTTAATAAGTAATACAGCTACCTAGCAGTCATATATGGCTGTTCTATAAAGACCTCCTTTTTGGTTTAATATTCGTTGTCATGTGCATACCTTAACACCATGAATATCATCAATGCAACATCTTATTAGATTGCAGTATGTGAGCATTACGAAACTCTGCTTACTGGTAGATAATATTAAGCATGGATAAAGACAAAACTCAGGACGAAAAACCCACGCTTAAATTGGTCAAGGATAAGACCAAGCTAACCATGAAACAGAGAGCCTTTTGTGATCTCATCATCAAGGGCAAGTTGGGAAGTCAGATCGAATGCTATATGGAAGTCTATGATGTAGCTCTAACCAAGACAGGGAAGATACCTAAACACGCCCACGTTGATTGCAGTAGGTTAATGGCAAACCCTAGTATCAGCCTAACTATAGCTAATGGATTGAAACGCTTAGAGGTTAATGCAGTAGCTTCCACTACTCGAACAAGGAGTTACGTTCTTGAACAGCTTATGAGAGAGAGCAAGGAAGCAGACAGTGACAGCACTAGAGTCAGGGCATTAGAGTTACTAGGCAAGACAGTGAACCTATTCAGCGACACCTTGGAGATCAAGGAGAGCAGAACCAGTGATGACATAGAGAGTGAGATTGAGCAGAAGATAGAAGCATTGTTGAGAGAATCAGCAGAATAGACCCCCCTTTTAATGCTGTGATCTAGAGCAGAGACAGACCCCCCTACACCCCTTTACAGATGCAAGTACCTGCTATCATATATACATAGTGTTTTGCACATAATATGACATAATTTTATAGACCCCCCCTATTATGTATTGCATTTTGCTATCTTTCTTTGCCATATACCCTGTTTTTCTAGGTAAACACTGTGTTTCATACCCCCCCCATACTATATTTCAAAATTTGAGGGTTGCTTTTTATGTGAAGCCGTGCAATATTGTATAATCTGTAGATACATATACCTAGTAACCAGTAATAACTTAATGAGTGCCTACCTATGTTTACTTATTAAGTTTTTTTATTTAAGAGCTACTACCTAGTAGGTATATACTAGATAGGGAGTTACTGTATGTATGAGTTTATAGGAAGTTTAATAAGTGATTTTTTCTTTTGGTGCGTAGATGTTTTAGTATTCATTGGAGAAGTCACAGGTATGGGTTATGCATTAGCTAATATAGTTATATTTGTAATACTTCAACCAGCTTTGATTTTGCTTTTCTTTGTTTTATGGAGAAAAGAAATAAAAAAGAATGAATAAGAATGTACTAAGTAAAGTTAAAAACTTATCTGCTGATCAAAAGCAGGAATTGCTTTCCCTATTAGAAGAATTAGAAAAAGCCAAAGGCAGAGAGAAATGCCATGAAGACTTTATGACCTTTGTTGGGGAGATGTGGTCAGCTTTTATTCATGGTAGACATCATGAGATCATGGCGGATGCTTTTGAGAGAGTCGCTAAAGGCGATCTGAAGCGTTTAATTATTAATATGCCACCTCGACATACCAAGAGTGAGTTCGCTTCGTACCTCCTCCCTGCGTGGTTCTTAGGTAAATACCCAGATAAGAAAATTATCCAGACTGCCCATACTGCTGAACTAGCGGTTGGCTTTGGTAGGAAGGTTAGGAACTTAGTCAACAGTGCCGATTACAAAGCTGTGTTTCCCAATGTTAGTTTGCAGTCAGATTCAAAAGCTGCTGGAAGATGGAACACAAACCAAGGCGGAGATTACTTTGCGATTGGTGTAGGTGGTGCGGTAACTGGTAAAGGTGCTGATCTACTTATTATTGACGATCCCCATTCCGAACAAGAGGGAGCTTCTTCAGACATCAATGTATTCAATCGTACCTATGAATGGTACACCTCTGGTCCTAGACAGCGTTTGCAACCGAATGGTGCAATTGTGGTGGTCATGACTAGATGGCACAACAAAGATTTAACAGGTCAAGTAGTCGATGCTAGTGTAAAGCGTGGCGGTGCTGACCAGTGGGAAGTCATAGAGCTTCCTGCAATCATGCCTTCTGGAAACCCCTTGTGGGCAGAATTCTGGAAGATGGAAGAGTTACAGGCTTTGAAAGCCGAGCTACCCAACAGTAAATGGATGGCACAATATCAGCAAGACCCAACCTCTGAAGAAGGAGCTTTGGTTAAGCGTGAGTGGTGGCAAGTGTGGGAAAACAGAGAGCCACCTGACTGTGAGTTTATTATCCAGTCATGGGATACAGCTTTCATGAAAAATCAAAGAGCTGACTTTTCTGCTTGTACTACATGGGGAGTTTTCTATAAAGAAGATGACGATGGGATGATTTCTCCTTTTGTTATTCTGTTAGATGCTTACAAAGAACGATTAGAGTTTCCTGATCTTAAAACAAGAGCCATGGAAAAATACAACGAATACAAGCCAGATGCCTTCATTGTAGAAGCTAAGGCTGCTGGTATGCCCTTAATATTTGAATTACGAGCTATGGGTATACCTGTACAAGAATACACACCAAGCAGGGGTAACGATAAAATTTCAAGAGTTAATGCAGTCTCTGATCTTTTTGCTTCAGGAGTTATTTATGCTCCTTCGACAAGATGGGCAGAAGAAGTGGTAGAAGAATTTGCAGGTTTTCCTAATATGGAACATGACGATTTAGTTGATAGCTCTACTCAAGCTCTGTTAAGATTCAGACAAGGTGGTTTTATTCCATTACATTCAGACGAAGAGGATGAGCCTTTGGAACATAATCGTACCGCAAATTATTACTAGGAGATTCAATTGGCTATAGAAAGACAACAAGCTACACCTGAAGATGGAACAATAGAACAAGACCCTCAAGAACAAGGATTAAGTATTTCTATTGAAAATCCAGACTCAGTAGCAATTGAAACTGAAGATGGTGGAATGATTATTGACTTTGATCCTAATGCTAAAGAAATAGGTGACATAGAATTTGATTCTAATCTAGCAGATCATATAGATGATGGTATTTTGCAAGAGCTAGGTTCTAAACTTGTAGGTGACTACAACGGAGACAAAGACTCACGATCAGAGTGGGAAGAAACTTACACGAAAGGTTTAGATCAACTAGGACTCAAGATAGAAGAAAGAACAACCCCTTGGTCAGGAGCTTGTGGTGTATTTCATCCAATGCTTAGTGAAGCTGTTATACGCTTTCAATCCCAATCAATTACAGAAATGTTTCCTGCTGCTGGACCAGTCAGAACTAAAATAGTAGGAAAGATTACAGAAGAAAAAGAAAAACAATCGCAGAGAGTAGAAGATTACTTAAACTACTTGCTG